ATGGCTGATTGGCCAGCCGATATCTTTTTAACTGCTGTATTGCACATAGAAAAGAACTCAACATTCTGGCCAGCTTTTTCAGAACTAAACAGAATATATGAGATATACATTGAACGTAGACAAAACATGTTAAAAGCACTGCAAAACTACAGGATATGACAAACTTTATATTGTGCTTACTGCAATAATGCAGTAGTATTTCATTAACGATTGGAGATCATAATGGATAGAACAGGATTCTTAGGTGGCAGTGACATGTCACTAATTCTCAACGGCGATTGGCTGTATCTTTGGGAGGTCAAGACAGGCAGGGAAAAGTCTGATGATCTATCAGATGTATTCCCTGTCCAGCTTGGTATAGCTACAGAAGAATGGCACATTGACCAAGTGGGTAAAGAGCTAGACACCCTCATCGTGCCAGCACATAGACAAGTTATGTACCGTGTAGCCCCACCAGAATACGGCGCAATCCCACTCAAAGGCACACTAGATGCCACCATCATGTCACCCAAGCAAGAGCTATGGGGCATCGAAGTCAAGCACACCAACGAGCGTGCGACTATGGCTAGCCAGCTTGAACGCTACATGCCACAGCTACAGTTCTATATGTATGTGAGTGGCGTCAAGAAGATGTGGCTGTCGTGTATCTTTGGCAATCGTGACAGGCAGATGTGTTCAGTCAATCCTGATAGTGAGTTCCAGCACACCATGCTGTCAGCCGCAGAAGAATTTTGGGGCTATGTAACCAGCAATCAGCGACCGGACTCAGGCATGCAACCCATACCCACTTCATTAGATAGTGTAGCTATCAATGACATGGTGGCTAGGTGTGCCAGTAATGACAATCAGTTTGGCGACAGTGCAATGACATACCTTGAAACCAAGGATGCGCACAAAGCCCACGAGACTTGCAAGAAACAATTGAAAGGCATGATCGCTCACAATGAGCGTGAGCTTTACAATGATGTCCTTGCATTACGCCGAGCCGCTAATGGCTCAATTCGCTTCGTATCTATGGAGGATTAGATGACTCAGAAAGATGCAATCTTAACACACTTGCAGGAAGGCAAGCGCATATCACCACTCTCAGCACTCAAAGAGTTTAGCTGTATGCGGTTAGCTTCACGCATATACGACCTAAGAACGGAAGGTTATCCGATTGAAACCGTAACAGTTCATGGCAAAGGATGTCATTGGGCTGAATATAAAATGGCGCAGAGCAACGACAATCACCCTGCGCCTGTCAAATAGATTGGAGATCAACTTGACAACTCAACCTATCAAAAAACCACAGGCTGTAAAACCTGTTTCTGATCCACAAAATCTTATTGAAGCGTTGCTTGCATTCCAATCCTTGCAAGTCAGTGCCAAGAAAGACGGATCGAACCCACACTTTCGCAGTAGCTACTCTACTCTGGAAGAAGTCATTAAAGCTGTAGGTCAGGGCAATCAGTTCGGCTTGACCTATAGCCAGCTTATAGACTTTGCAACAGACGAGCATGGCAATGTGCATCGTTACGTCAAGACAATCCTTATGCACAAATCAGGTGGTGATCCACTTGTATCACGCTGTCCTATCGTAGCTAAAGATGTAAGCAACCCACACAATCTTGGCTCTGGCATTACCTATGCCAAGCGTTACTCACTGCAAGGCATCTATGGTCTGCCATCAGAAGATGATGATGCAAACCAAGCAGTCAATTCAAACTCTAAAGGAGAGTCAAACAATGGATGGCGATAAGCAATATGATGACACGGATAAAGCTGTAGCTTTCAAGCCGTGGCCTGAGGAACGCATGATCCTCAAAGGTAAGATCAATGACAATGGCAATGAGAATGAGATCATTGTCTTGGAACGCACAAGTAAAGCTGGTGATAAATACTATGACCTATATGAAAAGGTCACACCGCTTTACGAAAGCAAACCACCTAAGACCACAGCATTCGATGCGCCATATAAAGATAGGCGTATCGGTATGTGGAAGAACGTAACCAAAAACGGTGATGCGTTTCTTAGCGGCAAGATACAAGACAAGTATATGCCAGAAGGTCAGGACAACAATCATGCACCTGCCCCTATAGCGCAACAAGCGCCAGCCCAAATATCATCAGGTGATCTACATCCTGACGATATACCGTTTTAAGATTGGCGCGAGGCAAGCATTCCCATAGCAGACCCGCTTAGTATTGCTTGCCTCACTATCTATAGGAGCATCTTATGTTAGTTGAGACAATACCGATTGAAGATATTGCTGCAAATTTACAAATTAATAAGCACAAAGTTAAGAGCTTAGTTAAAAAACATTCCATCCCATACATAAAGATTGGACATAAGTGGCGCGTTGAACAAGAATCTTATCTGCTATTGCTGGAGAAATTAAGATGTCACTCAGGCTACACAAGCGGGGAAATGTCTGGCACATCCAAGGTAAAGTTTACCTCGGCAATGACAGCATCACCGTTAGACAAACTACGAACCGTCATTCAAAGCGCGAAGCAGAAGAAGTAAAGCAACGCATACATGAAGAAGCTATGCGGCAACTCAAGGGTGGAGGGCAATCCTCTATCCCTTGGTCTGTTGCATGTACCAACTTTGTATTAGCTGATGATCGTAATAAGACTGACATCCTTCACATCGAACAACTCACCCGCCAGTTCCGCAACCAACCAATCAACACAATCACAACAGATGATTGGAAACGCTACTGCCTTAACTATCTGAAAGGGTGCAAGCCATCATATTATAACCGCGTGCGTGCTGTCATAAGCAATGTGCTTGGATACTCAGGCATCATTGTTACTGCCAATATCAAAGACAGAACCAATCTTTACCTGCCCAAGCGCAAGGTAAAGCAACGCCGCATTATGTTTCTATCTTATGAACAGCAAGAAGTATTACTCGACTCATATCCTTGGTATCTAAAGTCATGGGCTATAGCTCTAGCTTATCATGGCTTGCGCCGACAGGAATCACGCTTGCTTGAACGCCATGATATAAAGATGGATGAACGCCTGATACAAATACGCGAAGCTATATCCAAAGATGGTGAACGCTTCATCCCCATGCACCCACGCCTACATAAAGCCCTAACAGATTACCCACCCACACACCCACGCTTCGTATTCACCAACAGCAGAGGCCAGCCATACAGTGCAGATGGCATGAAGCGAGCGCACTCAACAGCGCTCGCTCGTGCCAACGCACGCCTCACAGAACTAGGGCTACCCAGCATCCCACACTTTACACCGCACGACTGGCGACACCACTGGGCTAGCCAGATTATGATGCAAGGCGGTGACGTAGAAAGCCTTCGAGAACTAGGCGGCTGGTCTGATTTAAAGATGGTTCAGAAGTACGCAACAATTTCAAAAGAACACAAATTTAACACACTCTTGAAACTAAGGTGAATAATATGCAAGCAAAACAATCACATAATTCACAAGGGGTTTACAATGGCATTGTAGAGGTCAGCGGTTCGATCCCGCTTAGCTCCACCAAATCCACAATACTAATCCCTTGTATTCCCTCAAGAAAACGTCAGTTAAAAACACGTATAAAATACTGCATAACCGCAGGTTTGTGTGTTTTCTTCTCGTTTCTTGTACTTTACTAATGCAGTTTGTGAATATTTTTTACACAAATTACACACAGTCGAAGGAGGCTACAGCCCAATGGGTACATACAAAAAGCATAAAGACGTACGCAGGTACGACAACTTAACACCTCTAAATGATAGTCGTGTTGAACGTAACGACAAAAGAAATGTCAGAGAATCATGGGAAGCTAACTCAGCTATGCTAGCTGACAATGCTTTTGCTGATGATGTTGTAACTGATGATGATGGCGGCAAATACTATGCACGCCAAACAATCGTACAATCAGAGCTTGGTAATTATGTCTAGCATCATAATAACTGAGACAGAGATAGATTACCCACGCACAAAGTACATATATATGTGTGTTAAATGCGATAGCACTTGGGTTAAGGACGAGTATCTACCTAATTTTAAGTGCGACAAGTGCAATACCAAGCCAAGCTTTAAAGTTATAGATGGCGGTAAGCATTGATTTCATTGAATAATAATTGGCTCTCACGTTGAGGTGAGCAAAGGCGCACGTATGATAGTGCCTTCACCTCGGCCTGAGACAACATAACAGGAGAGTAATATGACTTTAGTAAAAGGTTTTGCCCACAATCACCTAACATTCTTAATTGCTAATGTGATTAATGAACTTGAAAAAGAATCAGTAATCAAAACTGACTTTGATTTTGATAGTGAATTAAGTCTTGATACATTATCTTCAATGATAAGTAAGCTATTAACTCAATATGAAAACGAAAAGTTAATACCAGTAATTAAAATGGAATTGCTAACTGCTCAAGACGGTCAATCAAACGATCTGCCCTGTTAGTTACCTGCTTATAGTACCTGCTATCTTTTAACTCAGCCCCAGCAGTCTCATAATTTTCGGCTGCGATTGCTGCTTGAAACTTTTTAAACTTAGACATACGTGGTCTGCCCATATTAAACATGAGGTTGCACAAGATGTGATGTAGTTCATCACTCATGCTATTCCAAGTTGGGTAGAGTATCTTGCAATCTTCAACAGTAACAGCAATGTCCAAAGCAAATAGCTGGCGCACACGTTCCTCAGATACATCAGTACCTATTGGCTTACCAAACTCAGGATCACTTTCTAATATTAAATGACCCACACCACACGTTTCCAGACCTAAATGATCTAAATACACAGAATTGACACAGCCCTCATCATCAGCAATCTCTTGCCGTAAAGTATCTATGTTCATGGCTTCTTCCTTACGCTCTCAGCCAAACCACCACCAAAGTAAAAACCAACAATAATAAGCATGATCTCACCTATCCAGAAGTCCCCCAAGATTGCCTTCACACCTTCGATGTCTCCTTTACCAGCTAACGTCATGCCCAGCGTAATCGCAAAGCAAAGCAAAAACGTGAATGCAAACATCAAAGCTAGGTATCTCTGTGCTAGTTTGAATGGCTGGTATGCAGACAACAAATCAGTCTTGGCTTTGCTGACTGCCGCAACTTCTTCCTCAGTTGAGGTGTGCATGTCATTAATTAGCTTCATGCCTTTTTCGACAACATCACCGCTTCCAAGCAATTTCATAATAATAGGA